GGACCTTATTGTCTTGATAATGAGCGTAAGCAGCGCGGCCCTTACTCAATAGTGAGTTGAAAAGATCAGTGTGTTCGGGATTGCAACACGCGGCCGGCATCGCTCCCAACATACGACGGACGTTACGGTATGAGTCATCCATCGGTGGGGCGTCAATCTTCTCGAAGATCTGCTCGTCGCTGTAGATTTCGACGGTGGCGGTGACCTGAAGATTGATAGAGGTCCTGCCCGCAGTGGGGTCCAAGCCTTTGAACATTATGAGCAGGAGCTCCTCCTTTTGTAGAGCTGCGGCTGTCTCATGCACTGCGAGGATATCGTCCCCATTTTCGGAGGAGGACATCCACCAGACGTAGGCTCCCGTGGAGGCTGGACCGATATATTGACGGTTCCCCGGGAGTGATCTGACCATATTATCCAAGGTGCCAATCTTGGACAGCTCTCTAGGCGCACAGCGGCAAGCGAAGACTTCGCCTTGCTTGTATATATCAGCTGTGGCATTGGTAGCTAAGAGGGAAAGGGCGGTCAGGCGACCCTTTGAGATCTGGTTTGTGACTACATAATCGGAGACACTTCGTGTGATGGGCATGGTCGTACCGCCTATGTACTGGACGGCGTCGTTAGCAGCTGTGGCTAGGTCGAAGGTGATCTTACCAGTTAGGGCGACTCCCTGAGAATCATAGGCCCAATTTCCGGCGTCGTCTTTGAAGGCATAAGCAAAGACTGTTTGGGATGCTGGGAATGTGAAAGTGTTCGTGAAACTACTACCCGGCGCTACTAAAGCAGAAGCATGCACAGCGGTGTTCCACCCAGCAGCCGCACCAGCCATGATAATCAACTGGAGAGACTTCTTAGGTGTGGCACCTGACGGTCTTTCGAACGTGTAGGAGCAAGTGACTGCTAAAGTGCTGGTTACGGGTAAACCGTAATGGGTATTGCCGTTCAAGGTATACGGCGTAAAGGTAGTCTTCACGACATTTCCATCATTGGTGTCTGAGAGAGTAATCGACGGTGTGACAGAGCCATCAGATGAGCCAACACAAAGACTGTTGTCGGCCACGATGTGTAAATGGCCAGGGTTAGCAGGGACGAGGACTGGGTCACTACTAGAAATGTAAGCTGGGCTGTAAAGGTCCGGGGGGCAGACGATCACAGCTGTTCCACTGGCGGATATATTGGAAGATGTGAGAACGAAGTTCCGGCGGATCGTTCTGGCACAAACCTGAGCAACGGCGTTGGACGGCAGAACCAAGGGGATGGACTGCTCGTTCGGTAGGACAGTTTGAAGGGCTTGCTGTTGGTATTTTCCCAACATGCTTGCCTGGTTCCGGAGGCCAGACATTTGGTTGGAGAGGACAGAACCCATCTGGATGACACGTCCATTTGGAGCAGTGGACGGTGCCATAGAGGCGGGTCGTTGGGGCTGGGGCTTTCTTTGACGAGGTTTCCTTTGACGAGGACGGCGCTTGCGCGCTACACTTTTCCCTGCGGGACTAGGCATGATCGAAATATTCAGATCAAGTATGCTACTGGGCATCCAAACCAAATAAACGCGCAGTAGTTGTCCCGAGGGCGACTCAGCCAGTCAGGCCAGGTCTATCTCCGCCATCTTCGCGACTAGATGGGAGAGCTGAGGTGTGTTGTCAATAGGTTCCCCAAATTTCCAAGCAGATATCCTCTCTATCAAACTTTGTAGGGCGGAAGAGGGTACTCCGTAGAGATCTGCCATCTCCGAAAGTGTGTGGCTATGCGGTCTTTCCCAGGACCCTCTTTTCCAGGGAGCTAATTCCTCCACCTCATCGTCGCTTCTCAGCTTAACATCTGGGTCATGTGTAACTAGGCTGAGAACACGCTCGCACATATGGGAGATGATGGGAACGTGGGAGGAGATAGAGAGGAGCCCTAAAGCCATAGATCGAGCCTCCTGCTTGTAATAGTGGTCGGATCTGTGCTTCCTATCTATCCAGAAGAATCTAGCCATAATGCGTCCGGGTTTAGGGCCGAATACCCTTTCACCAGAGTCGTTGAGCCATAAGCGACACTGAAGGAAATCAGTCTTCCAGGGCTCATCAGCACTCACTTCCGTAAAGGTTGCGCTGAAGCCTAGGTTCTTCATGTATGTCGCAAAGTCTTCCCCAGACTCTTTATAGCCAATGACCGCGGAGAGGAGAATCAGAGAGTTAAATGTGATCGTGACCCCGTCCCCAGACGCCATGGTACCCACAACAAGGAGCTTACCGGAGCGGGTTAGGTAAACTCGGAACTTGGAGGTCATGCACTGTTGGCTTTGGAGGATAGCACGGATCTCAGGAGGAACACCGATCCCAGCGAGGTCCAACAATTCCCAAACCATACGGAAATGCATAACTCGTATGGACATGTCGTAACGGCTCATATCAGAAGATAGGTACCATACACGACCCCCACGCTTGTGGATGAGGAGAGAGTCGTCCCCCTGGACAGCTATGGCGTATGGCCACAAGTCGGCTCGAACCATCATGGTTGCATAGGCTACCCACTCGGACGTTTGCTTTGGGTTGTTGCCCGGGTTGTAGAAGAAACGGGCTCCTAGGCGGGCGCCCAAGGCTTTGTTAAGAGCCATACACCACGGCCCAGTGGCGGATCTGACAGCTTCGTGGGGTACGGAGATACCTCGGGGATCCAATTTTGGTATGGTTGCACTTAACTTAGGTCGAGCGGCTTGTGGTTCTTCATCCGGAACAGTGCTGCACTCCATCTCCCTTATAGCTTCAGCAGTGACCACCCCTTTCTCACGCTTAACGAAGGATTTATACCTGGTGTCGTAAGCATCACATTCAATGTAGGCTTTGAAAAGTGACGCCGCCTTAGCAGGAGGGAAGCGGCTGACCCAATCCTCTACAACATACCGAGGGAGGGGAGGGCCAGCTAGGTATTTTGCGAGGAGCGGATGGATCTTCCTCATTTCGGATTGAATTTTGGAGTCGACAAATTCCCTACGGTCCTTGGAGTCATCATCCTTGAAGGCGGCGGGGACCCCTCCCATACGAGAGGTGGCTGCCTTCATCATGTTGTGGTCACAGTTGGCGAACGAGAAAGGGCGATGGGTTGTGATGAAGGGGCCGGTTAAGCGATAAGGCATCGTTGCTTTGCATTTGTCGACCTTCACAGTTTTCCACTGTGCCTTATTACCTTCGCGGAGTTCAGGGAGGGGGGTCTGCTCAGTACAGACCACTGGTGCGGCTAATCCGAGAGGGTACTCCATCTCATTGACTTCTTCAACCTGGGATTGTAAATAAGGTAGAGCGGCAACAGCCAAGGGCACTAAGGCTAGTGGTAGAGCAGGGTGAACGCCAGTCATCCGAAGAGTGTCAATGATCTCCCCGAAGGCCTCCTGGTTGCCCATAATCGTTGGAATGCTGGCGACAGAGTTATAGATCATATGGAAGAGGACTCTGTTCTTATAGCTCTCCATATAGCCTGTACCTATGTGCATCAGAAATGGGGGATAACGCATGAGGAAGAAGGATCCAAAGGGCATCTTGGAGCCAAGGGCTAAGTAATATAAGTACATTTCCCAGAGGCCGAAGGCGAAACCGGCGCTCTCCTGACTAGTAAAGTGGCCAATCGCCATTTTAATAGCCTCCTCCAACACCGGGGCGGATATGATAGTGTCGAAGAGGAGAACAGCTAACTGTGTTTTCCCCATTTTGCCGACGACAACGCCTTCGGGGAGCATACTGTTGATATCCCCGACCATGGACCATGGAAGGCCGGAGCCAACCTTACCAAGGCCGTATAGAGCTACTAGGGTGGCGAATGTGGCCGCTGCAATTTGACCTTCGGAGTACGGGGCTACGTTGCTCTCTCTGCGGAAATCCTTCCATTCTGAGATAATCAATGAGCGGAGGGGTGCGCTAGGCCCGCTGTATGCTATTTGACGGGAGACGGTGGCATACAGTGCATTTATAGTATCAGGGTTGAGAAGCCTCCCTTCGCGAATGTTGGAGGATAGGATAGCCCGGAGTGTGGCCATCTCCTCAGCTGACAGGGCGCACTTCTCCCCGGCGCTTGCCTCAGCTACGAAGGATGGGTCGACCTCACGCATCTCTGTATAGTGGGCTTTGGCCAAATATCCGGCATACACTATACCGGCTACTCGGGCCTTCCTCCAGAAACACCCCGCGACTATCAAGCTCCCCGCCGCACACCAGGAGGCCTTCCTTGTGCCTATATTGTCCACGAACCATTGTGCGGCCCCACTAAAGAAATTCAGAGATGCGTTCCAAGAACAGGTCATGAGGCGGAAGCTATTACTCTGCAGCCATGAGACGAACTGGCGCGTGAAGAACCATCTAGATCCAATCTGGACGTACCGGTGGTTGGGCTCATTGACGCCCAACTCTCTCTGTGCGCTCGGTGCCACGTCGTGGACGCCGTCATACATACCCTTACGGTTGACAGCCAAGCCGGCATTCGTACGTACGACATCATGGTTTTGACGACGGGAAGACTCACTCTCCCCAGCAGAGGAGGAACTGGAGGAGGATGAGGGTGGCTGGGGTTCGGCTTCGAGTCTCAGGACGGGTGGAGGTCTGGTTGGAGGGGGGGGTAACTCCTCCTCCTTACCCTCCAGATTGCTGCTGGGCGGGGACTCTGGTAAGATGGGTGAGGTGGCGGTGAGCGGTCGGAGGTCAAGGGCGGGCGGCGGCGGAGGGGGGACGTCTGCGATTGCGGGTGCAAGAAGGGGGTCCTTACACCTTAAACAGTATTTACGGTTTGGAGGGTTGTCTGCATCGCAATGGCCGCAAATCTTGATCATCTTGACAGACTCCGGCTTATCCTTAGGAATCAGGTCAGCACCGCAGGGGCAAGTGGCAATTTGGCCAGAGTTGGGCAATCTGCAGCTAGGGCAAACTCGCTTAGGGTAATTTGGAACAGGGATGAGGTCACCAATCAGATCCTTAGATTCTTCCGACTCGATAAGCTCATCCCAAGTAGCCCTAATAGCAGCAGAACGGTCTGATGCGCTAATCTTCCACTTCAGCTCATCGACCACAGCATCATGCTCGTCCTTGGCTCTCCTTAGATATTCACCCCTCTCCTCAAGCGTAGGGTCCAGCTCGTTGAGGAGACGATGGAGCTCTATTTGTTTGTCCTTAGCCTCCTCTTGGAGTGAAAGCTCTCCCCAATCATGCAACGTGGACCTCGCAGAGTGGAAAGCGTCGGAGAGAATGTCGAGCGCTGAGGGGCGCTTCGGTGGTTCCATCGTTTTGCTAGTCTCCTTGGTCTTGGGCTCAACTGCGACCTCCTGCGCTTTCTGCTGCTTCTTGCGGACGTTATAGATACCGTTCGGAGGTGGGGAGTTAGAGCCCTTAGCGAGGTTCGGGATCCACTTATCTTCAAAGATGTCGCTTCTCTGGCAGATGTGGAGACCCAGGACGAAGGAAGCGGCATGATTACCATCTTGCCCATTCATAAGCACCACACCCCCCAAACCAACGGGTGCTCTCTCGCGAAAATGTGATATAGGAGCCACCCTAACGCCACCAATGGCTATTGCGCTAGCTTGGTAGTCAGCGGGTACTTCAACCTCTTCCTCATCCTGCACAGCTGAGTGGAATTCCATTGGTGCGTACTCGCTTTCCCAAGCGAGTTCTGGGATGGGTTGACCTATTGAACCTTTATAACCAGCAGGCTTCATAGGGCATATTTCGAGGAAGGTGGAGCTGCCCAGCCAAGCTAAGAGATCTAGAGTTACCGGGTCATCTACATCATGGCCACCGATGGCTAAGACTTTCTGAGGTCTGGGGTACGCGTCGGCATCGAGTTCCCCGATCTTCAAAAGCTTGAGCTCGTGCTTTATGAGGACCTGGATGACCTTCACCCTCTTGCTCCTGATGGCGAACTGGCCAAACCTCTGCGACCAATGTTGGACTGTTATTTCCCAAGTCTCCCGTTCGGCTAGAGCACAAACAGCATCTAGGAAGACCTGGAAATATTGGTCGGACTGAAGGAAACATAGATCGTGAGCGACCATCTTTCCATCATCAGAAGCCCATTGTTCAACCATGGCACGTATTAGAGCGATAATGCAATAGTTGTATACCGGCCTCTGGACGTTCGCCTTATTCATGTCCATTTCCTTGGCGAACAGTGGGCAACCCTCCCCTGCAAAGATAGAGCGGAGTTTCTGCCAAACCTCATGAGACAGATTGAGAGGGGCTTTAGGCATCTTGGGGCGTTCCGAGCCTGCCTTTAAGTTGCCAGCCCACCTAGCTGCACCCGGGTGGCGAGACGATGGGGAGTGGGTCAGCCAGGATTTGACGAAGTAGCGATTACTTCGTAGATCTGCAAGTTCGGGTTCTTTCGGGGCAGTGTGTACTTCCTCGACTTGCACTTTGGGCAGGGTCTTTGATTCGGGCGTGATCCTCCTGCCGAATTGAGCCTTTGCTTTGCCTTTCTTGCCCTCGCCAGGCTCATTGTAGCGAGGTTCTACGTGGGTCTGAGTTTTCTCAGACGCGCGGTTACGGAGGTCTGCGATGGCACGTGCTTTATCTTCACGTTTCTGACGCTTGTTTTGGCGCTTAGAGCCAACCTTCGTAAATTTTCCCTGAGGGCTAGACGTAGAATCAGACGATGACGACATGATTGTACGGGTGCAATATCAAGACATG